TATCCTGAATGATAAAGGCATTTCTGCCAGCATGGCAAAATTTGTTTTGGCTGACAACTTGGAAAATACGCAGAAAAACATAGACGAATTCAAGATGGAGCTGGATAAAATTGTTCAAGCCGAAGTTGTCAAGCGTATTCCCGGCAGAACGCCGCCAGCAGGCTCTCAGATGCAGACCACTGCTACATCGGCAGGCTTTGTAAATACCATATTGGAAAATCAGGCGCAGAGGCGATAGGAGGAAAACACAATGGCATATTTGAAAGATGAATTACAGGGATTTGTGCAAAAGGAACAGGCGCAGGAAATTGTTAAGAAGATTGCCCGTGGCTCCTCCATTTTACGGCTTTCAAAAGTTGAGCCTATGAAATCGGATACTAAAAAGGTGCCTGTCATGACTGACGGGCCGGGGGCGTATTGGGTAGGAGAAACGGAACGGATCAAAACTTCTAAGGCCGAATGGATATTCCCTGAAATGCTGGCAAAGAAGCTGGCGGTTATTATACCAACAAGTAAGGAAAAACTGAACGATGCCAGTATTGACGTATTTGCCGAACTGACTCCGGCTATTGCGGAAGGTTTTTATACGGCTATTGATGCGGCGGCTCTCTTTGGCACTAATTCACCATGGGCAAAGAATATTTTTAAATCCGCTACGGATGCCGGGAATATTGTAGTCGTTGGAACAAATTCAAGCCTTGACCTTGATGTTTCTGACGCTATGGCGGGTGTTGAGGATGAAGGGCTTGACGTAAACGGATTCGCGGCCCACTATGGCGTTAAAAATAGCTTGCGTAAATTAAGGGATTCTCACGGAAACCAGCTTTATGTTGACGGCGTAAATCAAAGAGAATTCTATTCTAATCCTATTGAATTTGTGCGAAATGGCGGATGGGATAAGACCAAAGCGGAGATTATAGCGGCAGATTGGACTAAATCCCTTGTAGGTATCCGTGAGGGCATTGAATACGAAATTCTCAGGGAGGCTACATTACAGAGCGTTGTGATGGGCGATGGTAAACCACTTTCACTTGCTGAAAACGGTATGATTGCAATAATGGCTACAATGCGGCTTGCTTTCCTGCCGATTATTGATGAAGCCTTTGCCATCGTTAAACCTGCATAGGAGGGTTCCCATGAAAATGATTAAGGCCACAAAAGGCGAAAAAACAATTACTACCACCGTAAAGATGTATAACACGGTATATGAGGGCCAAGGATATCGGCTGGTCTTGGATGAAGAACCTGCTGATTCCGGTGCAGATAAACCCATAACGGATATGACTTTACAGGAATTACGGAAGCTGGCAAAGGAAAGAGGCATTAAAAATACAAGTAAGCTTTCTTCAGCTGAACTTGTGAAACTTCTGGAGCAGGAACCGCCTGAAGGCGATGGT